AATCTTCAAGATGGTTCTTATGAATTAATACCAGAAAAAGATGAAGAAAATAAGTAATCACATTTCTTATAAAGAAGCAACCCATTCTGATTATGCTAAACAATACAGCATAGACAACAAACCAAAAGTTGAACATATTAAAAATATGGAGCTTATTGCAGAGAAGGTTTTTGAACCATTAAGAGAATGGGTAGGTGGTCCGATAAAAGTTAATAGTATGTTTAGGTCAGAAGATTTAAATCGTGGTATTAAGGGAAGTCCAAGAAGTAGTCATTTAACTGGCAACGCTATAGACTTAACTACTATGGGTGGTAAATCTAATTTAGAAATGTTTCATTACATAAAAGACAACTTAGACTTTGACCAATTAATATGGGAATTTGGTGCATCAGAACCAATATGGTTACACGTTTCTTATAAGAACAAAAAAGATAATAGAAAACAAGTTTTAGTAACTAGACGAAAAGGTAGGTTTTTTACTTGGTCAGATTGTGAAACTTGCTAATGAAATGGGAGTTTAACATACTAGATAGGTCATTGGTAGGTTTATTAGTGGGGTTCAGCTATTTTCCAAAACAAGATACTTCTGATTATACTGAATTAAATATTTATTTATTAATTATTGTTTTACATTTTAAATTTTATTAAATGCCGATACCAAGTAAAAGAGCAAACGAAAAGCAAAGTCAGTTTATGATTCGTTGTGTACCTCAACTTATGAGATATCACGATAAGTCACAAGCTATTGCTATATGTTATAGAACTTTTCAAGGTAAAATGATAAATCTAGAAACATACAATGATTATCCTAAAAGCGTTTCTAATAATGCTAAAAAAGTATTAAGATGGCGAGATAAATATGGAGATGAAGTTACTGGAATGACAAGAGTAGGATGGGTTCGTGCTAATCAATTAGCAAAAAAAGAAAATATAAGTAGAGAAACTATTGCTAGAATGGCATCATTTAAAAGACACCAACAAAATGCAGATGTTAATCCTGAGTTTGAAGATACACCTTGGAAAGATAAAGGTTATGTTTCTTGGTTAGGATGGGGTGGAACAAGTGGAATAAATTGGGCAATAAAAAAACTAAAACAAATTGACAAAAAATGATACAGGATTATAAAACAATAGCTATAAACTTAGGTAGTTTTGGAATATCACTAACTAATATAGATATGATGCTTAAAATTATGCTACTTAGCGTAACGATAGGATATACAGTACAAAAGTGGTATTTAATGAATAAAAATAAAAAGAAATGAAACCGAAAAAGAAGTTTTCAGAAACTAAAGTAGGTAAATTTCTTAAAGATAATACTTCACATATAATAGATATTTTTGGTAGCTTAACTCCTACTGGAAGCGTTTTAAACGCTGTTAAAAAACTTATAGTGAAAGATGAAGTGTTAACCCCTGTTGAGAAAGAAACCTCGTTAAAGCTCTTAGAAATGGATATTGCAGAAATGCAAGAAGTAAGTAAAAGATGGAGTTCTGATATGATTTCAGACAGTTGGTTGTCGAAAAACGTAAGACCATTGACTTTAATATTTTTTTCATTATCTTATGTAATTGGATGGTATTTAGAATATCCATTAGACAGTATTACAGGTCTTTTATCGTTAATTATTGGTGCATATTTTGGTTCAAGAGGTTTTGAGAAGGTTATGGGTAATAATAGACATAAATAAATTTTTACTATATTTGTTAAACAGTCGCAAATCTGTATAAGTTGCTAAACTTCAGGTAAACACTCCAGTTGGTTCGTGTAAATCTTTTTAATTAGATTTGTTTTCTTTTTTTTGAGGGCTTTTTTTTCTTTTTTTTTAGTATATTTAGTAGATATGCTATATACACAAGAATTAATAGATAAAATATATAACTTAAAAAATATATCTAATAAAGAAAAGATAGATAGATTATTAGAAATAGATGCAATTCAATATACAAATTGTGGTTTAGAAACTACAAAATTAGATAAATTAATAGTTAAAAAGAATAGTAAATATATCTACAAAATAATTAAAAAGATAGATAACAACTTAGGTATCACACTATTACAACCTATAGATAAATAATGGCTAAAAAACTTACTAGAAGTAAATTAGTAAAAAAATTAGATAGTATATTTAGTCAATATATAAGACTTAAAAACTCTGTAGATGAAATAAGCACTTGTTTTACTTGTGGTAAAAAAGACCATTGGAAAAAATTACAAAACGGACATTTTCAAAGTCGTAAACACTATTCAACTAGATGGGATGAAATAAATTGTCAAGTACAATGTGCAGGATGCAATGTGTTTAAGTATGGTGAGCAGTATGTATTTGGTGCTAAATTAGACCAAAAGTTTGGACAAGGAACTTCACGTAGATTACATATAAAAGCTAAAAAAATAATAAAACTAGCTGATTTTGAGTTAGAAGAATTAATTATTAAGTACAAAAAGTTTGTAGATTTAATGTATTAACGTATATTCGTAATCTGTTTTGTTTTGTCTTTAGTGAAAAGAGGGGTTAATTAATTTTAATCCTTTTTTTTTGTTATAATTTGTTTTTATATACATTTTTGTTTATATTTATGAAATATTAATAATTAAAAACAAAGACAATGAAAACAAAAACAGAAAAACAAAAATTACCAAAATGGTTTAAAGGAGCACACTATTCTGAAGGTGGAGAAATAACAAACAAGTTTAGTGGTGCAAGTTATTATTTAAACGCTTCAGAACTAAGTATGTATGACTTTATAATGGGTTCTCAGTATATGATTGAAATGCGAGGTGGTTTATTTAATCCATCTACTATAAATCTTCAGAAAGAAATGTCTAAAGGTTTAAGTTGGTTTAGAAAAAACAATGGTAAAGCTTATATGGTATTATTAGACTAAAAAAAAAAAAATGAAAACACAAAAAGACGACATTCTAAAAGAAATTGAAAAAAATGAGGTAATGATGGGTCACGCTAAAATGATGGGTGACAAAACTAATCACAAAAAATTTAAAACTAAAATTGAGTGGTTAAAATCCTCTTTAACACATATGACATAATGGTAACAAATTATTCTCATCAAACAAAAGATACTTTAATTCTTGAGTATCAATATAAAGTTGAAGCTTTACAAAGTAAAATAGAATTCTTAGAAGCAATAATAGAAGTTGCAAAACAAACAAAATAAATTATGAAAGACAATATATATAAAAAACTATATCAATTACAAATGGAAATAGGAGCTATTAGTAAAGATGCTAAAAATCCTTTTTATAAATCTAAATACTTTGATGTAAATTCACTTATAAAACAATTACATCCTTTATTAATTAAATATAATTTGGTGTTAGTACAACCTATTACTGATGGTTATGTTAGAAGTGTATTAGTAGATTTAGAGGGTGGGTCAATAGAATCTGCTTTATTATTACCTAATAATTTAGATGCACAAAAAATTGGTAGTGCTATAACTTATTATCGTAGATATACATTACAATCTCTGTTAGCTTTACAGGCTGTTGATGATGATGGAAACCTAGCAGTAGCAACTCCAAAATTAGCTAAATTACATTTAAACACACCTGAATTTAAAAATGCACAAAAGGCATTGATGGATGGCAAATCAATACAAGATATTAAAAATCATTATATTGTTAGTCAAGAAATATTAACTGAACTTTTAAACTTTAAAATAAATAAATAAATTATGGGAGCATTAATAACAACAAGTATTAGAGTAGATAAACTACCTAAAGAAAAATTCGTAAAAGGAAAAGATGGAGCAGTCTATTATAACTTTACAATATCAATTTCTGATGAAACAAGATATGGTAATAATGTAGCTTTAATGGATAGTAGAACACAAGAAGAACGTGAAGCTAAAAAACCAGTTGACTATTTAGGTAACGGAAAAGTAGTATGGATAAAAGATGTAAATCCTAGTGGTGTAGGTAATATTAGACTAGCAGAAAAAGAAGAGAAGCTAGACATTATTTCTGGAACAGAATCAGCACACGTAGTTGAAAAATCTGATTTACCATTTTAAGATAAATGTAAAGTACCAGTAGAGGAAAAGATATAGACGTATATCATAATATTAATTACATTTTAAATTAGGAGGATTAAAAGTCCTCCTTTTTTTTATCTATATTTATTGAATGACACAAAAACAGACTGAACACGAAATGCTAATGCAATTTATTGAAGAAGATTGCTATGTAAACACAAATGATAGAATTGAATACCCACCAGTAGCGTTATCGTATGGTGAAAAATTAATAAAAACAAAACAAGGAGATTCATTATTACCTATTCCACTTGGAACTTATGGTAATTTAAGTTGTGTATCTGCACCTCCTAAAACTAAAAAAACCTTTTTTATTTCTTTATTAGCATCAGTATATTTAAGCAATGGTAATGTATATGGTGGTCAAATAAAAGGTCATAGAGGTAATGGCCATTTAGTACATTTTGATACTGAACAAGGACTTTGGCATTGTCAAAAAGTATTTAAAAGAGTTCACGATATGAATTTTAATATTAATACTGAAGTTTACCATACGTTTGGGCTTCGTACAATAGGTTATAAGCACCGAACAGATTTTATTGAATATTACCTATCACAAAAAATAAATGAGCCATCTCTTGTAATTATAGATGGAATTGCCGACCTTGTAAGTGATGTAAACTCTTTGCAAGAATCAAACGATTGCGTACAAAAGCTAATGAAATGGTCAGCAAAGTATAATTGTCATATTATAAATGTTATACATCAAAATTTTGGAACAGCTAAAATGACTGGTCATTTAGGGTCAATGTTAGAAAAGAAATGTGAAACACATATAGAGTTAGAAGCTAATACTGTAAATAAAGATTGGGTAACAGTCAAATGTAAACGCAGTAGAGGATATGCTTTTGATACTTTTAGTTTTGAAGTAAATGAATTAGGTATTCCAATGGTAGTAAATAATTTATACGACCCCTTGAGTTAATATGGTTCAACAAACTATGGTTTTAATATTTCAAAAACACAATACGTGGGTTGATATTGTATCAACTTTTGGATGTGATAAAAACCTAGCTGAGGATATAGTAATGGAAATGTACATAAAAATACAACTTAAATTAGAAGTTGGATTAGATATAATGTACGAAGATGAAATTAATTACTATTATATATTTAAAACATTAAAATCTTTATTTCTTGATTTAATGAGAAAAAAAAAGGGCATTACTATTATTCATTTAGATAACTTAAAATTTAAGGATAATAGAGAAACAGGTAGAAAAGAAGCAAGATATTCAATATTTGATAAATATTATTCATTTGATATTGAAAGCGATATTGATATAAAAGAATCTTATGATTTAGTTAAGAAAGAGTTAAATAATATGTTTTGGTATGATAGAAAAGTTTTTGAGATTATAAATGGTGGTGAAAGTATAGCTGAATTTTCTAGGAAATCATATATCAAATATTTTTCACTTTATAATACTTATAAAAAAGTAAAAGAAAAACTTAGAAAGTTAATAATATGAAAGTCTGTAATAAATGTTTAACTGAAAAAAATAAAGATGAGTTTACACGTAATAGAAATATATGTAAAGTATGTAAAACAATATATTGGAAAGAAAATCCACAATATCAACAAGAACAAAATTTAAAACGCAAATTAAAATATGCAAATGATGAAGTTTATAGAAAAAAAATGATATATAGACAACATTTATCTAATGGTTGGGTATATCGTAATGTTTGGCATAAAAAAATGCAAATATTAAAAATATTAAGTGTTCCAAATAAAGAGTTTTTTATAGAATATATAGTAAACCATTTTACTGAAGGAATGACTTTAGATAACTTTGGAAACAAAAAAAATAATTGGCAATTTGACCATATTATACCATTAAATACTGCAAAAACTATTGAAGAGGTAGAAAAACTATTCCATTTTAGTAATATACAGCCATTATGGAGAAGAGATAATAATAATAAAAGATTTAAAATAGATTAAAAATGAAACTAGGAGATTTAATATATTACATAACAAAATATACTGGCATTAAATATGTGGTTGATACCTATCACGCATTTAGAGGTACAAAATGTGAATGTGATAATAGAAGAAAAAAATTAAATAAATTAAAAATTAAACGATGGTAAAATTTGCAGAATATGACTTTAAACTATGGGAAGAATTTAGAAGGGGAAAATCAGACACAATCTTACCAACAGAATTTCGTATGGTATGCCTCTTGCACTCACAATATTATAAACACTCATACTATGAACCTTGTACCTGTGACCCCAAAACTATAAATAAGTGGATTAAAGATTTAAATGTAATCTGGGATAATGGAAAAAATTAAAGCTTGGGAACAAGCAGTAATATTTTTATTAAACTTAGATGGTTGGAATTTAACTTGGACTGGAGATGGATATGAGCATTATGATGCTATAGGAACAACACCCAAAGGTTTTCAATGTGTAATTGAAATGAAATTTAGAAATCAGTATTATCAAGATAAGATGCTTGAAAAATATAAGTATGATTCATTAATGTTATTACCTAAAAATATTGTTAAACTTTATTTTGTTAATGACCCAAAAGGTAATTTTATGTATTATTTAAATACTTTAAAAATGCCAAATTCTTTATTTATTAAATGTCCTGATACTACAATGTGGACTAAGAAAAAAGTAGATAAACAAATTTACTTATTAAAAGAAAATCAAGCCAGTAGAATAAATATTAACCTAGTTAATAAAGTTCTATACATATTTTGTCAGTAAGTTTATTTTGTTTATCTTTATAAGGTAGATGGAAATAACCATTTATCATAAACAAAACAAAATGAGAAACGAAAAAACTAAATTATATTATGTATTAACAGTTGATATTAGCAATGGCTATGAAAATATATGGCGTGGAGATAATTTAAGTGAGGGTATACATTACAGAGATATCGCAATCAAACATTGGGGCAAAAACGCTGTAGCGTTACTTCCAGCCGAATAACATTACAATAATTAAAAAATGGGGGTGTAAAAACCCCTTTTAAAAACAAAACAATGACATCATTATCATTAACAAAATCAGAGTTAGTTATTTTACAAGATTTAGTATCTAACGAAAAAACTAAATTATATAATCAAATAGAAACCAAAGAATTAAAAATTATAACTAATTTAAATTTAAGGTTAAAAGATGAGTTATATAAATATCCTTATAAATCACAACAATTAGATATATTAAATAAAAACAAACTATGAAAGATAAAAAAAACAGACAGTATAGGTCAAGACAAGGTCGTTCAGATAATCAATACAGTAAATCAATGATGGTTTTAATGACAGCATATTTAGGAATAATAATTATAATAGCAATAACATCAATATAATGGGAACATCAAAAGACAATTTAATTCATAGAATTGAAGAATTAGAACAAGAAATTAAAGACAGTAAAAAAAACAATGTAAGTTATATACACGAAACAAGCCATTTGTATTGTAGCGATGGAGAAATGCACATCCAATATGGAGATTTTAAAAATGATAATTGGGTGGTATATAATACAGACCAGTTATTTAAAGACTTACCTTTTATTATTAATCAAGTTATAAAAGAAAACAAAAAAATGCAGAAAATGTATTTAAATGATATTGTAACAGAATTAAAAGAAATTGACTATACTATTTTACAGGACGATGATGTTGAATATGATGAACAATTAAAAAATGACCCAAGTGAAATATAACTCAGACTTTAAATATGACTTAGACTTAGGTCAGTTAGGTGAAAAACTAACAGTAGATATATTAAGTAATAAAAAAGTAGAAGTTAAAACAGATTATAAAGCTACAGATACTGGAAATCTATTTATTGAATATTTTAGTAGAGGTAAAGATAGTGGTATAGCAATATCAAAATCAGACTTTTATTGTTTTGTAATTTCAAATGAAAATATAATATTTATAGAAACTAAAAAGTTAAAAAACTTATGCAGAAAATATCTTAACACTAGTCGAGATGTTTTAGGTGGAGATAATAATTCTAGTGCAGGAATTTTATTACCTTTAATTGAATTAATTAAATAAATTATAATATGAACAAAACACATCCTTTTGAAAATGAAATTTTTGAAGCCTTTAGAGTTAAAGAAAAAAAGATAATGGAAGCTATTATTTTTTTAAAGTTAAATGGGTATAAAGTTTATGAAGAAAAAAAATGATACTATTAATTGATGCAGATAGTTTAATATTTGCAAGTTGTTACAGACATAGAGAAAAACCTACTGATGATAAATATTTTGATACTTTAGAAGATTGCGTTGCTAAATTTGATGAGCAATTTATGAAAATTGTAAATGATTTAGAAGAGAAATACGAAATTGACAAAGTCATAACATTTAACGGTAGCAAAGGTAATTTTAGAAAATTAATAACTAAGAAATACAAAGCTAATCGTAAAAAACAAGAATTACCTCCATTATTACACGATATGCATCAGTATGTAAAAGATGAATATAATAGTATTTATGGTTTTGGTATTGAAACTGATGATTTAGTAGCTAGATATTGGTATAAACTTTCTAATGAATTTGGTAGAAATAGTGTAATGATTGTAAGTATTGATAAAGACTATAAACAATTCCCTTGTTTAATGTATAACTATCACTATAAACACAAAGTCATACTTGACATATCAGAACAAGAAGCATTATATAACTTTTACGAACAGATGATTGTAGGTGATACAGCAGATAACGTAAATTACTTTAAAGGTAAAGGAAAATCATTTGCTAAGAAATATTTTGTAGATTGCAATTCTAAATACAAATACACTAAAAGACTATATAAATTGTTTCAAGATAAATACAAAGGTAAAGCAAAACAGAAATACATAGAATGTTATAACCTTTTAAAATTAAGAACAAATTAATGGAAAATTTAAAACCTGAAGAAATTGCTAATAAAATTATTGAAATATCTGGTATTGATATTTTTAAAAATAGCAGAGTTAGAAAATATGTAGCTCATAGGTCATTATTAACACACTTATTAAGAAATAAGTTATTAATGAGATGGGAACATATTGCTTTATTCTTTACTAAAAAAGGTAAGCCAATGCTACACTCTAATGCTATATATTTAAATAATCAATATGAAGCATATAAAAAACAATATGTAAATATTGAAGAGTTAGAACAAATGTTTACTTTCAAAAGTAATTTAAATTATGAAGAAATAGATAGAGTGCATTACTTAGAAAACAAATGTATTAAGTTAGAAGAAAAAAATAATCAATTAAATGATTTATTAAACCAACCTATGTATAAAGTTATACAAGACGTACCTAAATCTCACATTGAAGAATTAGGTAAAAAACTTGTATTATGGGAAAAAGCATTAGAATGGAAAAAAGAACTAATATAAATACGTTATATAACTATGATACAGAAAGTTAAGATTGCCACAATAAAGTCAAATACACAGAATCCTAGAGTTATTAAAGATTATAAATACAAGAAGTTAGTTAAGTCTATTCAGTCTTTTCCTGAGATGCTACAGCTTAGACCTATTGTAGTTAATAAAGATATGGTTGTTCTAGGAGGTAATATGAGATTAAAGGCTTGTGAAGAAGCAGGGTTAAAAGAAGTGCCAATTATTAAAGCAGATAATCTTACAGAAGCTAAACAAAAAGAGTTTGTAATAAAAGACAATTTAAATTATGGAGAATGGGATTGGGATATGTTAGCAAACGAATTTGACTTGATGGATTTAGATACTTATGGTTTAGATTTAAACCCTACGTTATTTAATAACGAAGATGAGGATAGTATTGATGGAGTAACTGATGATAAGTTTAATGATTATACTATATATTTTACTAATGAACAAGAGTTAGATATTTGGTATGCTTTTATGAAAAAGATAAGAAACAACTTTAGTGAACACGATAATGTTTCAGCAAGAATATTAAGATATATAGCAGAAGTATATGAAGATAACAATATGACAGATAGTAAAAGAATACTTAAACTTATAGAATTTGATGTAGATGGCGACTCTTAAAGATTTAATTTACGAAGATAGAAATGTATATGAAGCAGCATTAGATAGAATAGACAAAATTTACAATTCACACGATGAAGTTTGGGTAAGTTTCTCAGGTGGTAAAGATAGTTTATGTATGTTAAAGCTAGTTGAAGAATACTTTGAGATAAATAATTACACAGAAAAAATTAATGTTGTCTTTAGAGATGAAGAAGTCATTAATACAATGGTTAGAGAATTCGTCTTAACTTTTGTAGATAATCCTAAATACAATTTTAGATATTATACAACACAATTAGAAAGTGAAATATATATTTTAGGTAAGAAAAAAGAATACATACAATGGGATGAGAATAGAAAATGGATAGTTGATAAACCTGAATGTGGTATAACTGAAAAAGGTATTTATAATCAATGGAAATTTGATAAGGTTTTATATGAAAAAAAGAATAAACGAGTTTGTAGTATGACTGGAATACGTGCTGATGAAAGCCTAATTAGATTTTCAGGAATTACAAATAGTAAGGTTTGTCATTTAACTAAGAATCCCTATTTAAAAAATGCTACATTAGGAAAGCCAATATATGATTGGAAAGAAAAAGATATATTTAAATACTTTTACGATAATAATATAGAGTATTGTAGTGTCTATGATATGCAAGTATTTAATAAAGATAGCTTAAGAGTTGCTACAGTATTACACGCAGAAGCAGCTAAAAACCTACATAAAGTTAAAACGCTAGACCCAGTATTATATAATCAAGTACTAGATGTTTTTCCAGAAGTTGAAGTACAGGCTAGATATTATAAAGATGCAATAAAAGGTAACACTCCAAAGATTGCATTTTTTTATAAGGATAAGTGTGGTGGTGATTATTGGGATGCTATAAGTTTATATATTAAAGAAACAATAACAGACAAAATACAATACAATACTGCATTCAAAAGAGTAATGACGGTAAGAAGAGCTAGAAGAAACAATGTTAGAAACGATAATGTTTTTGGTGGTTATCCTGCTTTATATGTATTTGGTAAAATTATTGGTGGTGCTTACAAGCGAGAGATACAACCAACAGGTGAACAAAAAAAGTTATATTTTGAATTTGAAGATTTGTCGATTAGAACATAGTTTTGTATATCTTGCTTTTGCTAAACATCTAAGAAAAGAAAGAGTTGCTATAAAAAAAGATGATATTAAAACACAATACATTGGATATAAAGATGTGTCTAATATAGTTGGAGTTGTTGGGTTTCAAGAATTAGCAGAGAATCACATTAGGTTTAAAACTGATTACGTTTATAAAAAATATAGGGGTAAAAAAATATACTCCACCTTGTGGAAAGCTCGTATGAGCCTTATCTTTATGAATAAGAAAATAGAGAAAATCTCTGCATTTTGTACAAAGATGAGCTTACCAAAGTATTTAAAAGAAGGTTTCATAGTACAAAAGATAAACACAAACGGTATAACTTACGTAACAAAACAACTATGAGAACTTACAAAAACTGGACTGGAAAATTTAGATTAGAATCTTTAAAGCTCACAAACAAAGCTAAAGCTCAAGGATGGATTCCTGAACCTAAAGAATGTAGAAGATGTAAACAAAACAAAGGAATTATTCATTTACACAATGAGGATTATGATGTTACATATTACACATTAAGAGAAGTATTTGACAGATTTCCTATATCAATTACAGCTAAAGAGATTGAAGCAGTTAATTTAGTGTTAGAACCACTTTGTTGGAGATGTCATATGATGCACCATAGTATTAGAAGAAACAAAAACGCAGTAACACAATACTTTAAAGAAATAAAAGATGGAAAACAATATCCACCTATTTTTAAACACGATTTTACAATACTAAAAAGAGACCATAATGTATAAAGAAGAACCTATATCAAGAGTTGAATGGATTAACGTAGATGAGTTAAATGCTAATGAATACAATCCTAATGTAGTATTAAACAAAGAGCTAAAGCTTTTAGAGTTAAGTATTATGACCAATGGATGGATTCAACCAGTATTAATTAATAGAGATAAAAGCATAATTGATGGATTTCATAGAACCTTTTTATGTAAATCTAGTAAAGCAATACGTGAGAAATATAAAAATACCGTACCTTGTGTAGTAATGGACTTAACAGAGCCTGAAAGAATGTTGTTGACTATAAGGATAAATAGAGCAAAAGGTAATCATATAGCTATTAAGATGCACGACATCATTAAAACGCTTATTGATAAGTATGGAGTTACAAAAGAACACATTATAAAATCTATTGGTAGTACAAAAGCTGAGGTAGATTTATTATACAAAGATGGTGTATTTGATGCACTAAATATTAAAGAACATAAATATAGTCAAGCGTGGAAAAGCCCAAAATCAAAGTAGAAAAAAAACAACAAAAACAACACATTAAAAAAGAAGCGTTTTTAGAAGCGTTAGAGAAGTCAATGGGTATAGTGTCTCAAGCTACAAAAAAGTGTGGTATAGATAGGACTACTCCATACAGATGGATGAAAGAAGATAAAGTATTTGATGAGAAAGTTACAGAGATACAAAATGTAGTAGGTGATTTTGCTGAAGGTAAACTTTATGAGTTAGTAAACAATGGAGTGCCAAGTGCTGTTATTTTCTTATGTAAAACTAAGTTTAAAAACAGAGGATATGTTGAACGAAGTGAGATTACAGGAATGGATGGTAAGAATCTTGATATAAATATAGAAGTTGTCTATCCAGTTAAAAACGACTAAGGTATTTGAACACTTAGATACAAGTGTCAAACGTATAATTGTAGAGCAAGGTGGTACTCGTTCTGGTAAAACCTACAACATACTCATTTGGATAATCTTCAAGTATTGTATGTTAAACAATAACAAGATTGTTACCATATGTAGAAAACACGGACCAAGTTTAAGAGGTTCGAGTATGAGAGATTTCTTTGAGTTATTACAAACCCATAATTTATATAGTGAAGAACGCCATAGTAAAAGTCTTAATGAATATAGACTTAACAATAACCTAGTTGAGTTTGTATCATTAGATGAACCACAAAAGATAAGAGGTAGAAAACGAGATTTACTATTTATCAATGAGGGTAATGAATTAACTTATGAGGATTTCTTTCAATTAAACATAAGAACAACAGACAGAATAATTATAGATTATAATCCATCAGATGAATATCATTGGATATATGATGAAATAATAGAACGTGATGATTGTGATTTTTATATAACTACATACCTCGATAATCCTTTTTTAGACTCTGCTCTTATAAATGAAATTGAACGCCTTAAACATACTGATGAGCTTTATTGGCAGATATATGGATTAGGACAAAAAGGTAGTTCTCAGTCTATAATATTTACACATCATTTATGTGATACAGTTCCTGAAGATGCTAACTTTATTTCATTTGGTTTAGATTATGGTTATACTAATGACCCAACTGCATTAGTTGGAATATGGGTTCAAGATAATAACCTTTATATTAAAGAGTACATATATCAGACTATGATGACTGGTAAAGATATTCACTATAAATTTCAGGATATAGGAATTAACAAGGAAATGATTTGGGGTGATTCAGCAGAACCTAGATTAAATGATGAACTTAGACGAATGGGTTGGAATGTAAAAGGCAGTATAAAAGGTAGAGATAGTGTGAACGCAGGTATTGACTTATTAAAGCGACATAAGATATTTATAACAAGTGATAGTAAAAACGCCATACAAGAATTTAGAAACTATAAATGGCTAGAAGATAAAGCAGGTAAACTTACAAACGTACCTGAAGATAGAAACAATCATATAATTGATGCTGTTAGATATGGTACATATAGCATAATCTCCAGACCTACATTTGGTAAATACACTTTACATTAAATAGTTTATATACAATTTTGTCAGTAAGTTATTATTTATTATCTTTATGGTATAATTAAAAACAAACATTATGACAGACAATTTAACAACAAAAGTTCGTATTACTAGAGAAGAATATAGTGCTTTACTCGCTATTGCAGTTTCAGCAAATACATTAGTAGAATACAGTAACAAAAGTGACACTTTCAAATTTATGGTAGAATCATCTATTGAAAATTTAGAAGAACTATTAAAAAATCCTGAATTAAACTATATAACATAATTATGAGAACATTACCTAAATACAAAACAAACCTAAGAATAGTAGGAAACGATGTGTGGAGTTATTCAACTATCGTAGCTAAAATTGAAAACAATGACTTAATACAATTAGGTTATTGGTCACAGACTACACAAAAGCATATAAATTATGTAGCTGATTATTATGACTTAGTATTAATAAAAAAATGAGTGTATTAAAATCTAAAAAACAAAACTTGAAAGACATTGAGTTTTATGCACATATGAATAATGCTATAAGTCTAATTAAAAAATGGAGAGAATCAAGTCCTGCTAATGAAGAGTTAAAGTTAATGTCGGAATCTTTAGTGGGTATATTCTTTTGGTGTAATACTATGGAACAAGAAGCTAGAATACACGAAGATATAGTAAGTCAATATAGAGATAAAAAAAATAGAGCAATATTTAAACTTAAACAAATAGAAAATGGCTGATGCACGAGATTACCTAGACAACTTATTAAACCCACACGAACAACCTGAGTTTGAATGTGGTGTATGTGGCAAACCTATGCACGAAGATGATGATTATTGTAGTGCAAATTGTTGGGAAGCTGATATGTTGTAAGAATAACTTGGGAAAACTTACAACACTGAAGAGGGGTGGCTAGAAATAGCTGCCCTTTTTTTATTATCTTAGTATTATATAAAAATCAACTTTAAATACGTTATATAAATATGAAACTAAGCATTGATATTCCTACTTCACTAAAAGACATTTCTTTAAGTCAGTATAAAAGATACCTGAATGTAAATAAAAACAATGAAGATGATAGATTCTTGAACGCTAAAATGATTGAGATATTTTGTGATGTAAACTTGAATGATGTGCTTAGAATGAAGCTGAGTGATACACAAGATGTAATCAAAATACTATCTAAGTTGTTTAATGATAAACCTAAATTAATTCATAAGTTTAAATTGAATAAAATTGAATATGGATTCCATCCTCAACTAGATGATTTAACACTTGGAGAATACATTGACTTAGATACTTATATTTCAGATTGGGATAATATTGAAAAAGCAATGAATGTTTTGTATAGACCTATAACTGCTAGTTTAAAAAACAAATATACTATTGATGAATACAAAGTAGACCAAGAAGCTAATCTATTGAATATGCCAATGGATGCTGTGATGTCATCAATTTTTTTTTTGTGGAATTTAGGACTAGACTTATCGAGAACTATGACGAACTCTTTGGAGGAGAATCACACACAAGCCTTGACAGAGTATCTGTCTTTGCAAGAAAATGGGGTTGGTATCAATCAATTTATGGACTCGCTAACGGAGATATTACAAAATTTGAAAGTGTCACTAAATTAAATTTACACGAATGTTTTATGATGTTAGCATTTATGAAAGACAAAAACGAGGTAGAGGCTACCCAAATTAAAAATAAATTCAAATGAGCAATCAAGGTGTAAGAGGTTTTTATCAACTAACTGAAACTATAAAAGAAGAGTTACTAAAAGATGTGAATATAAACACAGTAACAACTGGAAATATTACAGATGTTAATTTAAACAAACAAGATATATTCCCTTTAGGTCATATTATAATAAACAGCGTAAGTGATGAAGAGCAGGTATTAAGATTTAATATAAGTGTTTTAGCTTGTGATATAGTTGACCAATCTAAAAATCCAACAGTAGATAGATTTAAAGGAAATAATAACGAACAAGATATTTTAAATACACAATTAGCTGTGGTAAATAGATTAATACAAAGATTAAGAATGGGTACTTTATATACAGATATGTATCAGTTAGAAGGTAATCCAAGTTTAATACCTTTTTATGATAGATTTGAGAATCAGTTAGCAGGATGGACTGCTACAATGGATGTAATGATTTATAATGATATATATATTTGTTAATGGATTACAAAAATTTAAATTTAGCAATAAACATATATGGTAAATATGTAATTCAACAAGGAAAGAGTATTTTAACTAAGTCTGGTAAAGGTGGAGGTGATTTGTACAACTCTTTAAGTTATAAAGCTATAGAATCACAAACTATTGGAAACCCAATTAATTTAGAATTCTATATGGAAGAGTATGGAATGTTTCAAGACCAAGGAGTAAAGGGTTCTAATCCTGCTTTAGTTAAAAATGGTAAACAAAAAGCTCCGTTAAGTCCTTTTAGTTATAAAAGTAAAATGCCTCCAATGCAAGTGCTTAAAACGTGGGCTAAAGCTAAGAAAATAAGATTCAGAGAAAAAGATGGAAAATATGCTGTAGGTAATTATGATAGAATTGCATTCTGGTTACAGAAACGAGTATTTGCACAAGGTATAAGTCCAACTTACTTTTTTACAAAACCTGAAGAAGCAGGATTAAATAAATATAACAAAGATATAGTTAATGCTTTTGTAAAAGATATTGATATACAATTAGGAATTAAAGATAAATAATAAACAATGGCAAATATAGCATTAAGAAACCCACAATACAAGTTTATAGCAATACCGTCATCAGGAGTGCTATCTGCAAAATGTACTATTACAATAGGTGGAACATTAAGATATACATTAATTAAAAATGTAAGTCCTAGTACAGGATGTAACTTTGATATATCAGAACTTGCTAGGGATTATTTAGATATAAC